TGGGCATGCGAGGGGCGCATTCCGTATGCGCAGGAGGTGGTGGCGTGATCTTCCTCGGCATCGACCCAGGCCTGACCGGCGCAGTGGCCGCAGTCGATAGCGCCGGCACCTGCGCGGTGGAAGACCTGCCGACGACGCCGATTCCAGGCGGCGGACTGGTCAAGCGTCGCGTGGACGGGCTCGAACTGGCGCGCATGCTGCGCCACATGGTTCCGGCCGGCCACGCCTGCATGGTGGTCATCGAGGACGTGCAGGCCATCGGCGGCAGCGCGGTACAGACCATGGGGTCGATGATGCGCAGCGTGGGCGTGATCGAGGCGACGGCCGAGATCCTGCGCCTGCCGATCAAGCGAGCGCTGCCGCGGACGTGGAAGAAGTTCTACGGCCTGGGCGCCGAGAAGGACGCGAGCTTGCAGATCGCACGCGAGCTCTACCCGCTGGCCGCGCACAAGCTGGCCAGGGTGAAGGACCACAACCGCGCCGAGGCCCTGCTGCTGGCGCACTACGGGCAGGCGAGGCTGGCGTGACATCCGACACAAAAGAACTGACGAATTCTGCGAAGAAGATGCCGCCACGCGCCGGAATGGGCCGCCCGGCCGGCACGCTCAACAAGACAACCCGCGCGCTCAAGGAGGCCATCCTGATTGCCGCCGAACAGGTCGGCGAAGACGGCAAAGGCACGGACGGCCTGATCGGCTACCTGCGCCGCGTGGCGACGGAGGACGTGAAGGCGTTCGCCGGGCTGCTCGGCAAGGTGCTGCCGATGCAGATCACGGGAGAGGACGGCAAGCGGCTGAAGGTCGAATTCGAGTGGGTCAACAAGCCGTGACGACGAAGCGCGTTGTGATCCCGTACGAGCCGCGGCCAGCCTTCAAGGCTTACCACGACAGCGACAAGCGTTTTGCGCTGACGGTGGCGCATCGCCGCGCAGGCAAGACCGTCGCCCGCATCAACAAGCTGATCAAGGCCGCGCTCTCGTGCCGCGCAGACCGGCCGCGCTTTGGCTACCTCGGGCCGACGTTCGTGCAGGCAAAAGACATCGCGTGGTCCTACCTCAAGCACTATGCCTGGCCGGCCATCGAGGCAACGGGTGGCAAGACGAACGAGGCCGAGCTATCTGTCACGTTCGGGCACAACGAATCGACGATCCGCCTGTATGGCGCCGAGAACGCAGACCGGATGCGCGGCCTGTACTTCGACGGCATTGGCATCGACGAGGCCCAGGAAATCGCGCCTAGCGTTCTGACGGCGGTCATCTTCCCTGCGCTGCTCGACCGCCGCGGGTGGCTGGATGTCAGCGGCACGCCAAAGGGCTGGGGCAACTTGCTGGGGGAGACGTTCAAGAGGGCGCAGACCGATCCTGAGTGGTTCGTTCAGGTGCTGCGCGCCAGCGATACCGGCATCCTCCCGGAAGACGAATTGGCCCGTGCGCGCTCGACGATGCCGGAGAACGAGTATCAGCAGGAATTCGAGTGCTCGTTTGACGCAGCCATCACCGGCGCTTACTTCGCCCGCGAGCTTGCCGCCGCGGACTCTGACGGCCGAGTCACTTCGGTCCCGCACGACCCGATGCTGCTCACGCACACGGCATGGGACCTGGGCGTATCAGACTCGACCAGCATTTGGTTCTGGCAACAGGTCGGGCGCGAGATTCGCGTCATCGACTACTTCGAGGGCGCTGGCCAGGGGCTCGACTACTACGTCCGCGAGCTGCAGCAGCGCGGATATCTGTACGGCACGCATTGGGCGCCGCACGACATCCAAGTGCGCGAGTTCGGAACCGGGCGTTCCCGCATCGAGGTGGCCGCTTCGCTCGGCATCGAGTTCCGCGTCGTGCCGAACATCTCAGTGATGGACGGCATCAGCGCCGCGCGCATGACGATTCCGCGCTGCTGGTTCGACGCCAAGCGTTGCGCGCACGGGATGGATGCTTTGCGGCAGTACCGTGAGAAGCGCGACGAGAAGCGCGGCGTGTCGTTCGGGCCACTGCACGACTGGGCATCACACCCTGCCGACGCATTCCGCTACATGGCTGTAGCGATGCAGGACGAAGAGCCGAAGTCGAAGGGGTTCGATTTTGCCGATCACACGGGGAGTTGGATGGGCTAAACCAACAGCGCCACGCGCCGGCCTATAGCTGCGGGCCGGTAGCGTCATCGAATGCAGCAACCGCATGCCCGTGAGGGCACCGGAGGACAACATGGACCAGATGATTGCCGAGGCGTCGGACGCCTACGGCGAGGCAAAGGCCAAGCGCGAATCGCTCAGCGACGATGACTTGCTGATCGAGGCGCGCGAGGCATTCGACGAGGCCGAGGAAGCCGAGGAAGAGAACCGGCGCGACGGCCTCGACGACCTGAAGTTCGCCCGCCTGGGTGAGCAGTGGCCGGACGAGGCGCGAAAGAAGCGCGAGGCAGAGGGAAGGCCATGCCTGACCATCAACAAGCTGCCCGCCTTCACCAAGCAAGTCGTCAACGACGCGCGCCAGAACAGGCCGTCGATCAAGGTACGGCCAGCCGACTCGGTGGCCGACCCGCGCACCGCCGAAATCATGGGCGGCCTGATCCGAAACATCGAGGTCACGTCGAACGCTGATGTGGCCTATGACACCGCGTTGGCCTCGGCGGTCGACAACGGTTTCGGCTACATGCGCGCCAAGACCGTGCACGCGCACGACGACGCATGGGATCTGGACATCGCCATCGAGGCGGTATTCAACCCGTTCACGGTCTACGGCGACCCGTGCAGCGTGGCGGCCGACTCCGAGGATTGGAACGTCGCGTTCGTCACCGAAATGATGCCCCTGAAGCGGTTCAATGCCGCCTACAAGGGCGCCGACCCGGTGAGCTGGGACACGGACGGGTACACCGACCTCGGGGCCAAGTGGCGCGATGGCGACGATGTTCGCATCGCCGAGTGGTGGAAGCGCGAACAGGTGCGCGGCAGGCTGGTCAAGCTGCAGATCGGCCCGCAGGAAATCGTCGTCACAGAGGACGTTCTGAAGAAGCAGCTCATCCCGATGCTGCAGCAGATGCCGGGCGTGCAGGCCCGCGTGATCGGCGACCGCGAGACCACCGCGTACAAGGTCACGCAGCGCATCATCACCGGCGCCGAGGTGCTGAAGACCGTCGAATGGCCTGGCCGGTACATCCCCATCGTGCCGGTCTATGGCGACGCGGTGAACATCGAAGGCAAGCGTTACCTGCGCAGCCTGATCCGCGACGCCAAGGACGCGCAGCGGATGTTCAACTACTGGCGCACGGCCAGCACGGAGAGCGTCGCGCTGCAGAGCAAAGCGCCGTGGGTCGGGCCGAGGGGCGCATTCAAGAGTGACCGGCGATGGATGACGGCCAACACCGACACGCATCCGTTCCTCGAATACGACGTTGTGCAGGGCGCCCCGCCGCCGCAGCGCCAGCCGTACCAAGGCGTCGACCCTGGCGCGTTGCAGGAAGCCCTGAACGCCAGCGACGACATGAAGGCCATCATTGGCCTGTACGACGCATCGCTGGGCGCGCGCAGCAACGAGACCAGCGGAGTCGCGATCCGGGCTAGGCAGAACGAAGGCGACGTCAGTACCTTCCACTACGTCGACAACCTGGCGCGCGGCATCCGCCACCTTGGCCGCATCCTGATCGACCTCATCCCGAAGGTCTACAGCGGGCAGCGCATGGTGCGCGTGCTGGGGCCTGACGGCAGTCCGCAGGCGGTGATGGTCAACCAGCCGGCGCCCAACGGCGGGCCTGGCGTGTTCGATCTGACGGCCGGGAAGTATGACCTCGTGGTCGATGTCGGGCCGAGCTACACCACCAAGCGGATCGAAGCGTCGAACAGCATGACCGAGTTCGTGCGCGCCTTCCCGCAGTCCGCGCCGATGCTGGGCGACTTGATCGCAAAGAACCAAGACTGGCCGGAGCACGAGGAAGTGGCCAAGCGGCTGCAGGCGCTGCTGCCGCCGCAACTGCAGGGGCAGAACCCGCAGATGCAGCAGATGCAGCAAGTCATCCAACAGCTTCAGCAGCAGCTCCAGCAGGGCGCGCAGGCTTACCAGCAACTGCAGCAGCAGCTCGCAGCCGAGAAGGCCGACAAGGCAATCAAGGCGCAGGAAGTCGCCATCAAGGGCTACGCGGCAGAGACCGACCGGCTGCAGGCCACGGCGCCGGCCATGACGCCGGAGCAGGTGCAGATGCTGGTCATGCAGACCGTGCGGCAACTGCTTGGGTCGCCTGACCCGTCGCCGCAGCACCCGCCGCCGATGCAGCCAATGCCGCCGGCAGGAATGCCGCAGATGTCCATTCAGCAGCCCCGCTGAACACCGCGCTACACAACTTCGAGGAATCGGAATATCATGACGACCAGCACCACCGAACTTGAGACCAACCCGGCGCCGGCAGGCGCTGCTGAAGGAGTCCAAGGGACCAACCCCGAGGCCGAAGAGGCCGATGGAGAAGGAGTCCGCGGTTCGGACGAGGACCAAGGTCAAGCCGACCAGTCCGATGACGCACTGAGCCCAGAAGTCGACGACGACGCCCAGCAAGGCGCCCAGACTGAAGACCTCGACGAGATCGAGCACGAGGGCAAGAAGTACGCCATCCCGAAGGCGATCAAGCCCCTGCTGCTGATGCAGGCGGACTACACGCAGAAGACCCAAGAGCATGCCGAGCGCGTGCGCGAGGACGAGGCCCGCATCACGCAGGAGCGCCAAGCCCTGCAGGTACAGGCGCAGTTCACGCAAGCGCACACACAGTTGATCGGGCAGCTTGCCGCGACTGACAGCCAGTTGGGGCAATACAGCAACGTCAACTGGCAGCAGTGGATGGCCACCGATCCGCAGTCGGCGCAAGCCGCGTGGATGCAGGCCAGCCAGCTCAAGGAGCAACGCGCGCAGCTCGTCGGGGCATTGCAGCAAGGCGAACGGCAGTTCGCAGCCCAGGCGCAGAACCTTGAAGCCCAACGCAAGGCCAGGGAAGCGCAGGCAGTGGCAGCCGTGGTTTCCAAGTGGTCGCCCGAAGTTCGGGCGGCCGTGAACGAGGTAGGAGCCAAAGCCTATGGCATCAGCGACCAGCAGTTCAGTCTGTTTGCGTCCAACCCGGCGCTGCTGACTGTCCTGCATGACGCGGTGCAGTGGCGGCAGCTCGTGACCAAGACGGCAACCGTGACGAAGCCGAAAGCCGCGGCACAGCCCATCGCGCCGACTGCCACGCTGCCCAAGGGCGGCGGCCAGGCGACGCCGAAGCGACTGGACAGCCCGGGGCTCTCGACCGAGGAATGGATGAATCGTCGGAACGAACAGTTGAGCCGAACGCGACGACGCTGACGGCTCGCGCCCACATCACCTAACGCCGAGAGGCGCCGGAGATTGACATGGCCAATTCGCTGCTCACCGTGCAGCAGATCACGCGCGAAGCATTGCGCGTGCTGCACCAGAAGCTGACCTTCATCGGATCGATCAATCGGCAGTACGACAGTCAGTACGCCAAGGAAGGGGCCAAGATCGGCTCGGACCTGAAGATCCGCCTCCCCAACCAGTACACGGTGACGACCGGCGCAGTGATGTCGGCGCAGGAGACCGACGAGCAGAGCACCACGCTGTCGGTGTCGACGCAAAAGCACGTCGGCATCAACTTCAGCACCGCCGAACTGACGCTGACCCTGGACGATTTCAGCTCGCGCATTCTGGAGCCCGCCATGGCCGTGCTGGCCGCGTCGATGGAAGCCGACGCCTACAGCATGTACAAGGACGTGTACCAGATCGTCGACAGCGATGCGGTGGCGTTGGCGTTCTCCGACATCCTGAAGGGCCGCAAGGCGCTGAACGATGCGCTGGCGCCGATGGACAACAACCGCACCGCGCTGCTGTCCACCACGCACGCCGTCAAGATCGTCGACGCGCTCAAGACCCTGCAGGAAGACAGCGGCAGCCTGAGCAAGCAGTACCGCGAAGGCCGCATGTACCGGGCCGCCGGCTTCGACTTCAGCGAGTCGACGCACGCCAACGACCACACCACCGGCACCGCGGCCAAGACGACCGGCTACGTGATGAACACGTCGACCGGCCTGACCAGCGGCTCCGGCACGCTCACCATCAGCGGCGGCTCGACCACGTTCCTGAAGGGCGACGTGATCACCATCGCCGACGTGTACCGCGTGCACCCGGAGACCAAGGTCAGCACCGGCGCGCTGCAGCAGTTCGTCGTGACGGCGGACTCCGGCGCTTCGGCCACGTCGCTGTCGGTGTCGCCGGCCCCGGTGACCTCGGGCGCGCGTCAGAACGTGTCGTTGACTTCGCCGGGCGCATCGAAGGCGCTGGTCAAGGTCGGCGCGGGCGCGAACGAACTGCTCAACAGCTCGATGGCCTACCACCGCGACGCCTTCGCCTTCGCCTCGGCCGATCTGGTCATGCCAAAGGGCATCGACTTCGCGGCGCGCGAGGTCTACGACGGCATCTCCATGCGGATCGTCCGTCAGTACGACATCGTGAACGACAAGCTGCCGTGTCGCGTGGACGTGCTGTATGGCTACAAGGCCATCCGCCCGCAACTGGCCTGCCGCATCCACGCGGACGGCTGAACCCCACAACCTGAAGGAGAAGCAACATGCCTGTTGCACTTGGCTCTGACGCCGATTACGTCGGCAACTCTCCCGGCGGCGTGGTCGTCGGCCGTTCGGCATCCGACAAGGTTGGCTTCTACGGCATCGCCCCGGTTGCCCAGCGCGCCTACTCGGGCGCCGTGCACAACAGCGCGTCGCTGGCCACCTCGACGGCCTTCGGCGCGACGCAGCTCGCGGCCATCCAAGAGATTCAGAAAACGCTCGTCGCTCTTGGTATCCGGGCCACGGCCTGACGCCATGAAGCTCGTCCTGTGCGTTCCGACGCTGGTCAAGCCGTACCGGCAGACCCTCGAAGCCATCGAGGCGTCATTGCCGGCGCTGGACCGCGCAGGGATCGAGCATTTCATGGTCAGCGAAGTTGGCTGCCCGTACATCTCAAGTGCGCGGGCAACCATGCTGCGCAAGGCGCTGGACGCTCAGGCCGACGTGATCGTGTTCATCGACCACGACGTGTCCTGGGCGCCCGGCGACCTTCTCAAGCTCGTGCAGACCGAGGGCGACTTCGTGTTCGGCACGTACCGATTCAAGAAGGAAGACGAGGAATACATGGGCCAGGTGCTGGCCGATGACCGCGGCTTCCCGCAAGTGCGCGAGGACGGCGCGATCCGCGCCTTCTGCGGCCCGGCCGGGTTCCTGAAGATCACGCCGCGCTGTGTCGACGTGATGATGGAGCGTTACCCGGAGCTGTGTTACGGCAAGCGCCACGCCCCGCATTTCGACTTCTTCAACCACGGCGCCCATCGCGGGGTTTGGTACGGCGAGGATTACGCGGCCTGCCGCCGTTGGCTGGACATCGGCGAAGACCTGTGGCTCGTGCCCGACCTCGACATCACGCACCACGGCAGCGACGGGTCGATCTACCCGGGCAACTACCACGGGTTTCTGATGCGCCAGCCTGGCGGCAGCGAGGCCCAGAATGGCGCTTGACACCTACACCGATCTCCAGGCATCGATTGCGGCCTGGCTCGACCGCACCGACCTGACGGCGGTCATTCCCGAATTCGTGCGCCTGGCCGAAGAGCAGATGGCGCACGACCTCGCCGGGTGCCCGGCGCTGGCCACCGTCGAAACCGGACTGTCTCTGACTGCCGGGAGCGACACGCTCACGCTCGATGCCGGTGCAATTGGACTCAAGCAGATCCGGCTGCTGACGCCGACCGTGCGCGAACTGATCTTCCGCCCCGCCGACGAGCTGCGCGCCGTCAGCCCGTCGTCAGGCGTGCCGAGCAAGTGCGCCGTCATGGGCGGCAGCGTCAGCGGCGGCCTGTCGGTGCGCGTGTACCCGACGCCGGACCAGTCCTGCACCTTCGACGCGTTCTATGCGTCGCTGCCGGGCTTGTCCGGCACCGTGACAACGAACTTCGTGCTGGCCGCGGCGCCGTCGATCTACCTCTACGGCTCGTTGCTGCAGGCCGCGCCGTACCTGGCCGACGAACCGCGCGTGGCCACCTGGCAGGCGCTCTACGCCCGCGCCGTCGAGTCGTTCATGGCGCAGGAATGGACCGGCCCCGTGAAGCTGCGCACCGACGTGCCGCTGTCTCGGCATGCCTTCTACGACATCACCCAGGGCTGAACCATGTCCATCGAATCAGCCACCTACATCAGCCAGCTCAATTCGTCGCTGCCGGCCAGTAGCGACCCGCGCAGCGAGGGCGACGACCATCTCAAGCTGATCAAGGCCGTCCTGAAGGCGACATTCCCGAACATCAGCGGCGCGGTGACGACTTCGCACACGGCACTGAATGCGGCCTTCGGCGTATCGACCTCGGGCCAGTGGTCGTTGATGCGCACGGTCACGGTTTCTGGCTCACCCAGCGCCGTCGACTTCGTGGACGGTTCGGGCGGCGTCGAGATCAGCAGCAACTACGACGCATACCTGCTGGAGTTCACGGACATCAAGTGCACCTCGGGCGCCGGAACTCTGCGGCTGCAAATTTCCGAAAACGCAGGCGTCACGTTTCCGGCCAACGCGACCGGGTGCGGATGGGAAAGCGACTACATCTCGGGCGTCTCAACGCTGTCGCGGGGGACAGGCCAAGCATTTTTGACGCTGGCTAACGTGGGTGTGCCTGCAACAGACCCGGCGTTCAGCGGGCGCGTGCTGATCTTTCGCCCCCTCAGTGGCAGGCTTGAAAACCCGGTGCGCGCAGAACTGTTCGGCTACTTACCAGCCGCGCCGCTTATGGTCAACACCGCGGGCGTCATGGCCAGCACCACGAATCAGTTCAACGCGCTCAGGCTCACGCTTTCCGCAAGCACGTTCGCGGGATCGAATGCCCGCGTCAAGTTCTTCGGACGGAGGGCCTGAGCATGGCCAAGAAACTCCTGAACGGCCAGCTCGTCGACATGACGCCGGACGAAGAAGCCGAGTTCGAGGCCGGCCGCACGCCGACGCTGCCGCAGGCCCGCCGCCACATGCGCGACCTGATCGCCCAGCACCGCGAGCGGGCCGAGCAGGGCGGGTTCACGCACTCTGCCGTGGTCTATGGATCGCGCGGCGCAGACCTCGCGCGGCTGTCGATCCTGGCCCAGCGCGCCCGCACCGCCAAGGCGGACAGCGAAAACACCTGGCGAGCCCGCATGGTGGCCGCCGACGACAGCGAGTCGAACATGACTGCCGACGAGGTGATCGCGCTGGAGAAGAGCGCGGGGGATCACTTCGTGGCCTGTGCCGCCAATGCGCGCACGCTGCGCCAGGCCGTGAACAACGCGGCCGACGTGGCTTCGTGCCTGGCGGTCGATGTCAACGCCGGGTGGCCCGCCTGATGCCTGTGGTCAAGCTCGATTCAGTCGCCAAGGGCTGGACGCCCGACGCGATGCCCGAGGACTTGCCGCTTGGCTCGTGGTCCTCGATGCTGAATTGCGCCTTCCGCGACGGCTACATCGAGCGCGCACCAGGCGCCGGGCAGTTGTTCGATGCACCGTCCATCATCCCGTACTTCGTCGCGCCGTTTCGCACCGCCTCGGGCCTGTACTGGCTGCACGCCGGCCTGACCGCGATCTATGTCGACGACGGCAGCACCCGCACCGACGTGAGCATCAGCGGAGGCTACACCGGCACCATCTCCGACCGCTGGACCGGTGGCGCCTTCAATGGCCTGTTCGTGCTGAACAACGGCGTCGAGCGTCCGCAGGTATGGAACGGCAGCACGGCCAGCGACTTCGCGGTCTTGTCGGGCTGGCCCAGCACGCACCGCTGCAAGGTCATGCGGCCGTTTCGGAACACCCTCGTGGCCGGCGACATCACCGTCAGCGGCACGCGCTATCCGTTCCGGGTGCTGTGGTCCGCGCTGGCTGACCCGGGCTCCGAGCCGCCGAGCTGGGACATCACCGACGCCACGCGCGAGGCCGGCCAGATCGACCTCGAAGGCGCCGACTCGCCCATCGTCGACATGCTGCCGCTGGGCGAGCAGATGCTGATCTACACCGGCGGATCGATGCACTCGATGCGCTACATCGGCGGGCCGCTGGTGTACGCCTTCGCTCGCATCGGCGCCACCGGCATGCTGGCGCGCAACTGCGGCGCCGTGACGCCGATGGGTCACGTCATCCTGACGACCGGCGACGTGGTGCTGGTGGCGCCTGGCGCCGCTCCGCGCAGCATTGCCACAGGCCGCGTCCGACGCGCCATCTTCGAGAGCATGGCCAGCGAGTCGGCGGAGGCGCTGTGCTTTGTGGCTGTGGACGAGTCGCGCAACGAAGCCTGGATCTGCTACCCGTCGTCGCTGACCAAAGCCTGCGACCGTGCCGCGGTCTGGAATTGGGCCAGCGATACATGGTCGCTGCGCGAGCTGCGCGCGGTCACGGCCGGCTGCGGCGGCCAGGTGCCGCAGTGGTCGGACGACACCTGGGACAGCGACGTAGGCTCATGGGACGAGGCAACCGACACCTGGGGCGCTGGCGTCGTGGCGCCGAATCAGCGTCGCCTCGTGCTGGCCAACGCAGGCCCCAGCATGACGGTCGTTGGCTCCGCACAGACCGATGGCGGCGCGGCGATGACTTCGACGGCGGAGGTTCGCGGCATCCACCTTGGATCGCCTGACCGCATCAAGCGTATCAAGCGTCTGCGGATGCACGTCGAGGCGCAGGCCGGCACGCAGATCGCGGTCGAAGCCGGCTACTCGTTTGCGCCTGCCGTCGAGCCCGAATGGAAGACGGCGGCCACCTACACGGTGGGCGCCGACAACAAGGTCGACCTTCGCGCCACGGGCCGATACCTGGCCCTGCGCCTGAGCACGACCGCCGATGCGCAGTGGCGCGTGCGGTCGATGGAAATGGATGTCGAGCCGGTCGGCGGCCGATGAACCCTGGAGCCTGAGCAATGACGAAGCGCGCAAGTACCACCCTCCGCAGCGCATGGGCGCAAGACCTGATCGATGAGCTGGGGGCCTCTCACAAGATCAAGTTCTACGACGGCACGCAGCCCGCCAGCGTCGCGGCTTCGATCAGCGGCCCGACGCTGCTGGCCACGCTGACCGCGGATGCAACGCCTGGGTCCGTCTCGTCGGGCGTTCTGACCTTCGACGCGGCGAACTACACGCAGTCGAACGGCTCGCACGTCACCGGCACGCCTACATGGGTGAGCCTGACCAAGAGCGACAACACCCGCGTGTACGAGTTCTCCATCAGCGGCGACGGCATGACCTTCACCGGCACGATCCAGAACGGCGTCGACATCGCTCGCGGCGCCTGGACGTGGACGGCACCTGATGCGTGATAGGAGCGATCACATGCTCTTGACCGAATCTCAAGCCGATATGCTGAAAGCTGAAATCCTTGCCCGCATGGAGCACTGACGATGGCCTACGCCGACATCTACAACGCCGCCGTCGACACGGCGATCTTCCAGCCGCGCTGCATGGTCGCGGTCTGGAAGGCCGCGCACGACATCCTCGCCGAAGACCCGGGGACGCCTGACCACGAGCGCCGGCATGATTGGGCCGTCAGCGCACTGCGCGACCAGCTCACCATCACGCCGAAGCAGGTCGCGATGCAGGTGCTGCGCAACGCGACGATCGCCGCGAACCCGGGCGCTGCGACCGATTCCGACATCCAGTTCCAGGTCAACAGCATCCTCGGCGACCTGCTGACGATCGGGTGACGCGATGGCCGGCGAATCCATCCGCGACTACGGGTCTTGGGTCACGCTTGAGGCCAACGGCGGCAGCATCGCGAACAACGCCTTCGAGCAGGCCAACGACGCCGCGTTCTCGCTTGCGTCCGACGGCGGCGGGCGGCCGCATCTGCAGTTCGAGATCGAGGTGACCTTCGGCACCGCGCCGACAGCCGGCACGGGGCTGGCTCTGCATCACCAGCCGCTCGACCTGTTCGGCGGCAGCGACGATGGGCGCAGCCCGTCGGCGAACAATATCGGCGGATACCTGCGCAACGCGATCGTGTGCGAGAACACGACCTCGGCGCAGCGGTTTCGGTTCGATTTGCCGTTCGCGCCCGAGAACTCAAGCTACTGGCTGCAGAACGCCGGCACCGGACAAACCGTCAGTACGGGCTGGAAGCTGCGGGCGCGCGCGTGGAGCCTGAAAGCCGCCTGACGTGAGCGCAATCGAGCATCTGCTGCCGTGGGACCAGCCGCCGCAGGGGGCGGTCGGCATCAACCCCGTTTGGGCGCGGGACTGCCGCGCGCTCGTCAGTGGCGCGGCGCCGGTCAACGTCGTCAACGGCGAGGTGGGCGTGACCAGTGGCGTGGCCACGCGGTATGCCCCCGGCGTCGCCGGCATCGCCCGCACGGCGCGGCGCGGCGCCTACGGCGACGGGCGCGAGGTCTACACCATCGCCCCGTGGAGCGGGGATTTCACGATCGTCTGGGTGGGTAGCGTGATCGGTATTTCTGGGGGCGAAACCCGCGCCGCTGGTGTCGTCAACAGCGGCCTGACCACTCCGCGCATCGTGGTGGGCGAGAACATCAGCAAGACGGCCTGCACGACGATGCCCAGCGGCGGCAGTACAGTGTACGTGCGCGAGGTATACCAAACCACGGGCGGCTCGCGGGCGTACGTCGGGCGGCTGGCCGGTACTGGGTTGTCGTTCTGGCAGGACGGCGTGCTGCAGGAAACCAAAACGCAATCCGGCAACGACTGGGCCGGGTGCGATCGGTTTTTCGTCGGTGGCGTGGGGTGGCTCGCGACCGCGGACGCGGACGTGTACCTGGCAGGCCTGTGGTCCCGCGCTCTGTCTGACGACGAGATCGCGCAAATTTCCGCCAACCCCTGGCAGCTCTTCGAGCCCCGGCGCATCTGGGTGCCGGTGTCGGCGGGAGGTGGCGCAGCGGCAGACCTCGCTACCACAGGCAACAGCGGCACTTTCAGCGGCACCGCGAACAGCCCGGCGACGGCGACGCTCGCGGCTACCGGCGCATCCGGCGCCCTGAGCGCATCGGCTGGCACCAGCGCATCCGCGGCCCTCGCCGCGACTGGAGACAGCGGCACACTGTCTGCCTCGGCCTACACGCCTGCGCTCGCATCGCTCGCCGCGACTGGAGACAGCGGCACACTGTCTGCCTCGGCCTACACGCCTGCGCTCGCATCGCTCGCCGCGACTGGCGGCAGCGGTATCTTCGTCGGCTCCGCGTTCAGCGAAGCCACGGCGGCGCTGTCGGCAACGGGTGGCAGCGGCACCTTGTCGGCATCCGCTGGCGCCGAGGCGTCGGCAAGTCTCGCAGCCACGGGTGG